TTGGGTATATCATCGAGGAGATCGTGGAGCCTTCCAACATGGAGGCTTCCTTCCGGCAGGTCCTTCGCGGCAGCAAGCGTAAACGCAGCCGCCAGGGGTGCTATCTGCTCGCGCATAAGCCCGAGGTGTTGGAGGAGCTGGTCGCGCAGATCGCATCCGGTACTTTCCGCGTGAAGGACTACCGTGAACGCGAGATCATCGAGGGCGGCAAGCTACGCCGCATTCAGGTGATCCCGATGAAGGACCGCATCGCCGTGCATGCCATCATGGCGGTGGTGGACCGCCATCTGCGGAAACGTTTCATCCGTACCACCTCCGCCAGTATCAAGAGACGGGGGATGCACGACCTCCTGGCGTATGTCCGCCGTGACATGGCCGAAGACCCTGATGGTACACGTTACTGTTACAAGTTTGACATCACCAAATTCTACGAGAGCGTGAAGCAGGATTTTGTGATGTATTGCGTCAGCCGGGTGTTCAAGGACGCAAAGCTCGTGACCATGCTGGAGAGCTTTATCCGCCTGATGCCTGAAGGTCTGAGTATCGGCCTGCGCAGCTCGCAGGGGCTGGGCAATTTGCTTTTGTCTGTGTATCTGGACCATTATCTGAAGGACAGGTATGCCGTGCGTCATTTCTACCGCTATTGTGATGACGGCGTCGTACTGGGTAAAACGAAAGCGGAACTGTGGAAGATTCGTGATGCCGTCCACGGGCGCATGGAGTGTGCCGGTCTCCTGGTGAAGGGGAACGAGCGCGTGTTCCCGCCGGGCGAGGGCATCGACTTTCTGGGGTATGTGACTTTCGGTGCGGACCATGTCCGCCTTCGCAAGCGCATCAAGCAGAAGTTCGCCCGAAAAATGCACGAGGTAAAATCGAGAAGGAGGAGGCGTGAGCTGATAGCGTCGTTCTACGGGATGGCCAAGCACGCCGACTGTCATACGTTGTTTAAAAAATTAACAGGCAAAGACATGAGATCATTTAAAGACTTGAACGTTTCCTACAAGCCGGAGGACGGCAAGAAACGTTTTCCCGGGGTGGTGGTAAGCATCCGGGAGCTGGTGAACTTACCGATTGTGGTGAAGGATTTCGAGACGGGCATCAGGACCGAGCAGGGCGAGGACCGGTGCATCGTGGCCATCGAGCTGAACGGCGAGCCGAAGAAGTTCTTCACCAACAGCGAGGAGATGAAGAACATCCTCTCGCAAGTGAAGGAAATGCCGGACGGCTTCCCGTTCGAGACCACCATCAAGACGGAAACCTTCGGCAAGGGTAGAACCAAATACGTGTTTACATGAGACGAGTTGAAGGAACATCCGGGGTTAAACTGCTGGAGTGCGTGAGCCCGGCACGCAACGGGTGGCGCATCCGCTGGGATGTGCAGGAAAGGGAGGACGGCTCCGCCTCCTACATGGAGGAGGGTTTCATCGGGAAACCCGGTCCGGACACAATAAAGTCCGTCATCACGGGCTGGTACAACGAACAGACCGACCGGGAGATACTTTCCGGGTTTGTCTATGAGGACATGCCGGTATGGCTGTCAAGTGAGAACCAGTTCAACTACAAGGCGGCCTACGACCTGGCCGTCCAGACCGGCGGCGCGACGCTCCCGGTGACGTTCAAGTTCGGGACGGATGAGGAGCCCCGGTACCGGACGTTTGAGAATCTGGAGGAACTGACGGACTTCTACACGAAGGCCATGAGGCACATCCAGGACACGCTGGCCGAAGGCTGGAGAAAGAAAGACGCTTTTGATCCGGAAGATTACCGGGTGGAATGAACCCTTAGGGGGGAGGGAAGAAAAAAGCCCCCGGCCTGTTAAAAGTAACGCCAATCACTTAGAACAACAAGTACGCCGAAACGCACGACCGGGGGCGAATACCCCTGTCGCGTTTCGGCTTTTTGTTGTCTAAAAAATGATTGGCGATGCAAAGATATAAATTTTTTGTTGTATGAAAGTGATTGAGATATTAAACTTTAACCGGGAGTTGCTGAAAAGGCTCCAGGCGGCGGGCATCCGTCTGGAGGACGCCCGGTATATCGACCTGTATGCGGACTATACCCGCCTGTTGGACCAGGGCGAGAAAGTCTCGTATGCCGTGGCCGTGCTGTCGGAGAGGTATTCGGTGAGCGAGCGCAAGGTGTACGCGCTGGTGAAACGGTTCCAGAGCGACTGCAAGACGCTTGCAGTGTGAACAGGCCGTTCAATGTGGTTTGTGTGGCTTTCCTCCGTTATCTTTAGGGAGTTTCAATTTTTAGGAGGAAATGGCTATGAACAAGTATTACCGCATCCTGGACAAGATCCTTGCCACGGGAAAGACGCAGACTAATAAGAAGGGAAACATACAGTACCTTCTGAATGAGCAGCTCTCGCTGACACCGGCGGACCTGCTCGATATATTCGAGGGGCATCATATCGCCCGTAAGAAGCTCCGCAGCGAGTTGCAGTTATTTATGCAGGGTGAGCGCAACGTGGAGAAGTACCGGGAGGCCGGCATCAACTGGTGGGACTATTGCGGCTCTATCCTGGTGAACAGTTACCCGACCTATTTCGAGAAGCTGCCTCCGTTGATCGCGAAAATCAACCGGGAGAGGCGCAACAGCAAGAACTACGTGCTTTTCCTGGGTGAGACCGGTGCCGAGAGCAACCAGGCGCCCTGTTTGAGTCTGGTACAGTTCCAGCTGGACGGTGGTGAACTGGTGCTGTCCGCCTACCAGCGCAGCAGTGACGCAAATCTTGGGCTGCCTTCCGATATTTACCACCTGTACCTGATGGCCCGGCAGATAGAACTTCCCTTGAAGTCGATCACCCTCTACCTGGGCAATGTGCATATCTACGAGAACAATATCCCGGGTACCCGTGCGCTGATCGCCGGGGACGAGGCGGTCCGTTTTGAACTGAACGTGTGATTTGCTGTACATGCCTTGCAGCGGGAACCATTCATGTTTCCCGCTGTTTTTCGTTTATTCTGGGGACCTTTGCGGCCGTTTTAAAGCAGAATGAAATGAGAAAGATGTATTTGTCCGCCCCGCTTCCTTTCGTGGGGCAGAAACGCATGTTCGCGAAGGAATTTATCAAAGTGCTGGGACAGTTTCCGGACAGCACCGTGTTTGTGGACCTGTTTGGTGGATCAGGCCTGCTGTCGCACATCACCAAATGTGTCAGACCTGATGCCACCGTTGTGTATAACGACTTCGACAACTACCGCCGCCGGCTTGCGAATATCCCGGCCACCAATGTGCTGTTATCCGATTTACGCAGGATAGCTGAAGGGGAACCCAGAAATAAACGTATAACCGGGGAGGTTTGTGAAAAAATGTTTGCCCGTATTGAAAGGGAGGAAAAGGAGCATGGCTATGTGGACTATATCACGCTGTCCTCGTCCCTGCTGTTTGCCATGAAGTACGTGCTCTCCCTGGAAGAGATGAGGAAGGAGACGCTTTACAATAATATCCGGCAGACAGACTATCCCGAAGCTAAGGATTATCTGGAAGGACTGACTATAACCGGTGAGGACTACAAGGAAGTGTTCAAACGTTACAAGGATGTTCCGGGTGTGGTGTTTCTTGTTGATCCGCCGTACCTCTCCACCGAGGTGGGTACTTACAAAATGTATTGGCGTCTGGCCGATTACCTGGACGTGCTGACCGTTTTGAAAGGGCATCCGTTCGTGTACTTCACCTCGAACAAATCCTCCATCCTGGAACTGTGCGACTGGATAGACCGGAACCCGTTCATCGGCAGCCCGTTCAAGAACTGTCGGAAAGTGGAGTTCAATGCGCACATGAATTATAATTCCAAGTACACGGACATGATGCTGTACACAGTGCAGGATGAAGCGGCGGATGTGGCAGCTTAACACTGTATAAAGATACTGAATTATTTTGAATTGGCAATGGCTTTTGAATGATATTTTAAAGCCGTTCAAATGGTATTCAAATGAGAGAAAAGCGGTAGGCTCTGGTCATGTAAGGAAGGACCGGGCTCACCGCTTTTTTTGTACGCGTCGTTTTTGTACTTTTTGAAACGCGTCGTTTTTGTAAAGTGGAACGTTTCGTTTTTCCGGATTTACAGTCCGGGCATCTTCGTTGTAATAGCAATAATGTCTCCATTCATGATCCAGGGC